TTATATAAATCTTTCCATTTCAAATGGTATTCCTTTACTACGTAATAATTCATAGGTAGTTTCGTAATTTTGCAAATTCTCACCATATAAAAGAAGATGCGTAGCAAAATAATTTGCTTGTACCTCGATTTTATCCCTAGAGAATAATGTATGTTTGTGTAAAAATGGAGTATTCTCATTGGGATGCAAAATAGCATGTCCAAGTTCATGAGCACAAACATATTTCATTAATTCATCATTGATGGAATTATTTATAGTAATAACTTGTTGACGTGCGTTTTTCATATAGAATCCCAGCGTATTCCCAAGTGGAAAGTACCTAATGATAATATTACGCTTAGTTGCAATATCAAACGGATTATTAGTTTTCTGTTTTTTATTTCTTTTTCTATAATTGACATAACCCAGTTCAATACACACACTCCTATTCTTTTCTATATTTTTTTGGAGTGAATTTTTTCTTAGCTATTTGCTTTGTTAAAATCAAATTACTTTCAATGGCAGCTCGAACCAATTCTTTTGTTTCTTCATCCATAGGTTCACCATCAAAAGCCAATGCGGTACCAGAATCCATTTCCTTCAAAATACTTTCCATCTTTTTAGCAATATCTTTTTCATCTTTTGCATTTAATTCAGGAAGATCATTTTCATTCTTCTTATCCATCTCAATATATCCAGCTATCTCAAGTAATTTTTCATACGGATAATTATATGCTTCAGACAATCTTTTCAGAGTATCAAATGTTGGCTTAATTGGTTTTTAGTTCTCGGATCCATTCCTTTTCTAATTGACTTAAATAATTATGACTAATGCCAGCTCTTTCGGCTGCACTTCTTAGTGATTCTTTACCGCGAAGTTCTCTTAATAAATCAGGTAGTTTTTCATAAAAAATCCCTTTCTTATATGTAAAGCATACATTACAAATTGTAATGACAAAAAAACAAAAAATAAATAAAATTACTGTAATACATACTTGACATTATGTAATACTTGAATTACTATGTGATTACAGGAGGTGATCAAATTGAAAAACTGTTTAAGGAATCTTCGCCGTAGCAAGGATGTAACACAGGAAGAACTTGCTAAAGCATGTGGTACGACTAGACAAACAATACACGCAATAGAAAGGGAAAAGTTAAAAACTTCTCCTTCATATGAATTAATGCTATCTATTGCAAACTTTTTTGGTAAAGATGTAAACGAAATTTTTTTACAAATAATGTTCGACAAGTATTACATAAATGTAATACAAAGTGTGATTCTAAGGAGGTCTGCTAAACGAAAACTCCAGTCGGTGAAATTAACATCACAGAACAGCTTCTGTTCTCAGAATTAAAAACCGACATATTAAAAATCGCAAACTGCCTTAGTAAAGATGATAACTACACAAAAGATGATGTAGTACTCGATTTAATGGATCTGATCTACAAATTCAATTTATAGGAGGTATATAAATGGCTACTTACCATATTCCAGCATCTACAAAAGATATTGAACATTCGATTGCTATTTGGTTGAGTAATTATTCAATAAAACAGCCAACAGTCTCAGAAAGTACTTTTGGACCAGTTAAAGAATCAAGTGAAAGTAGACTCATCCTTGAATTAACTTTTTTTAGCAATAGTTACAGCCCTTTGAAATATGCAAAATTTCTTAAAGAGTTCCAAGACTTTCTAGAACAAAAAGGTTATTCATCCCAAAGAAGTCAAGGAATAAAATTTAGTGATCTTGTTGATGATCCTGAAATGGACCAAACAGAAGCAATATCAAAGTTTTTAAAGGCTGAGATGGGGCCTAGTAAATATCAAGAATTAAGCGATTTGATTTTGGGTGAAATTCAAAAAGCTAATTTGCCCCCATCCATAGCCAAGGATTTCCTTAATCATCAAAGTCGAATTTATCTATGGGAACAAAAACATCGACAATGTTGACGGTGAATAAAGGTTCATTTCTCTCTTGATGATACTTTCGAAAATGATAGTTTGCTTCCCAAGTAGTTCCTAAGGCATTTTTGATCATTTCTGTCATAGTCTCATCAATCTCTTTAGAACAGTATGGACATTCTAAAGGTAATTGTTTTTCAAAGTTATTCCAGAAAACATGAAATGTATTTTCGCAATTTTTACAAGTGATATCAGCTCTAGTAGCCATATATTCCACCTCCTTCCATAGACCTATTTCGACAGGAAGTGAGGAAAACCCTACAAGGAGGTTCTAATATGAATCAATTAGTTTTCATCCAAAATAATCAACCAGTTACAGATAGCATTACAGTCGCTGAAGTGTTCGGTAAAGATCACGGCAATGTTCTAAAAGATATACGCAAACAAATTGAATATGCAGGCGAAGAATTCGCCGCCGTAAATTTTTACGCGGGCGAATATCGTGATAAAAACAACCAAGCAAGACCTAAATTCGATCTAACAGAAGAAGCATTCACATTGGTTGCGATGAGTTACAACACAAAAGAAGCTGTGCAAATGAAAGTCAAGTTCATCCAAGAATTCAAACGAATGAGAGAAGAACTCTTAAAACCTAAAGCACCACAGACTCCACTAGAGTTAATGCAAATGACAATCAACCAGATGGTCGAACAAGAAAAACGAATTTCTTCTTTAGAATCCCAGGTTACAGAAACCAAAAAGATGGCGAGCAATATTACTAATATTATTTCAATTAATAGTGTTGATTGGCGCGACAAGGTTAACGTGATTTTAAAGAAAATAGCTAAAAATTGGACTGGCATTGAACCATACAGAAGCGTTCGTAATTTAAGCTACGACAAGCTTGAAAAAAGAGCAGGATGTAAGCTTGATGTTCGCTTAAATAATCGTAAAGAACGTGCTATCGCAAAAGGAATGTCAAAATCATACGTTCAAAAAATTAACAAACTTGATATAATCGCCGAAGAAAAACGTCTCGTCGAAATATATCTTCAAATAGTTAAAGAGATGGCTATTCAGTTCAAAGTCGACATTAGTAATTTTAATTTTGAGGAAGTGATCTAGTGCAAACAGTTACCAACTTCCCAAGGTTTATCCCTAGTTATAAGAGATTGAAAGAAAATCAAAATAAGGTATTTACTGTCGAATTTTACCATCATGATGTAAATTCAGAGCCGACTTTCTCAACGATTAGCTTGGCATCCGATATCTTCCTCGAAAAAATCGAGAACGAAGGGACTTTTATAACTATTAGGCTCACTGGTCTTGACTTAACTTTTGGAGAAAAAAATTACAACACAAATTTATCAGATGACGGTGTCGTATTTAGTTCAAAACATGATGATGAAACCTATTTCTTAATTCATTTTTCATAAAGGAGGTCATCTAATGCAACGTCGCACATTAACCGCCAAAGAAGTTGCAGAGTACCTGGGTGTATGTAAAGAAACCATTTACACGATGGTTCGAGAAAAGGAAATTCCGCACTTTAAGGTTAGAAGCCGAATTTTCTTTTCTCGCGAATCTATCGATCAATGGATTAGTCAAACAGAACTTCAATCAGTTGATCAGAATAGCGCTGTTTAATTATAGATTACTAGATTTGAGTGTATATAAAAATCCTAATAAACATACAGAAAGGGCGAGGAGATTGAAAGATTCAGCTTATGTAGGGAAATCAATTGAAACCCTACAGGAACAGGAAGAATTGAATCAGGAGCAAATGGCTTTTGACTTGAATGTTTCACCATCATTGGTAAGCCACTATAAAACTGGAAGGAGAAAAATGCACCGTGAAGTAGCTGAGAATGCTTTACATACTTACTCTCACAACTTTGAATTTGCACTTTCTCTGCTACATGAATTCTCAGATCATATAACATCACCAGTTATGAATGGGAAAATGATTGAACATCATCGGATGGTGCTTGAAGAAAACACAGAGAAGGAAATGCTAGAAGCATTAAAAGCTATCGAAGAAGTGAGTTTGGCTAAACCACCCGAATTCATTACCGCGCAAGAGCGGGAGGAAATTTGTTGGATGATGGACGAACTCTTGGATGTTAAAACAGTCGTCGATAATCTCCTATCGATTCTCGAAAAAGATTATGAGATTAGGGTTAAAGATCGCATAAACAATAGAATTCCTACTTGGAAATCATGGGGGTGGATTTAATGCAAAGAACAGATTTTCTTAAAGAAGATTTGCCAATGGTGCTAGCTCATTACGAATGCTGCCAATCGTGTCTCATAAAAGCAACTGAAGCTTTTCATCGCGATGATATAGAAACAGCTGAAAAGAGAGTAGAAGAGTTCCAACGCTCGCTTAATGAATTAAAGAGGTTGCAAGAAAAGAAACGTAGACACGATGAAATGGAACGAACAGTATCACGGTTGTTGGAAAAAGGAGTCAGTGTTGAGTTGATCGTGAAAGTGGGGATGAAGCATGGTTGAGTTAGGTATCACAGTCATACTCGTAATTCTAATGGTATTCGGACTTGCAGGACTGCAATTATGGATTCGACATTAAAAAAGCACATAAACAGTGGAGTGTTTAGTGCTCGTTCAACCTAACTCGAATTATTCTATTTCATTATATCACATAAGGATGTGGAATCGAAATGAAACATGGTAAAAATCCTACTCGATCTGAGAAACAATTAATCTCACAAAATCGGTTAAATCCTGAGAACTGGCTTGTATGTAAACGTCATAACAACATGCTTACATTGGTTCATCGTGAGACTTCATCAACTAGACAAATTCCGATGGAAAGATGGTAAGTGAGGACATACTTCTTTTTGAGTATCTTGCGAAATTTGATGAACGATTTTAGTTCTAATCCTGAAAGGGGGTGAGAAAGATGCTAGAACATCCTGAAATCACACGTTGCAATCGTACAGGCTATCCGAATGTCATAAGTCAACCAGAATTTGCGGGATTCGATCATTTCGGTGACGAGATTTATCCAGGTGATAATGTTGTGGAAATTGATGGTGATGTGATTCTTGAAGATAACTTGAATCGTTATTTAAAAGAATGCATGGAAGCTAGATTTTATACAGCAAGTTAAAAGATCTCTGCTGCAACAGAGATCCATAAGTAACACAGATTTTCCTTCATTGTATCGACATTTCAAATATTAATCAAGGAGTGGTTGTAAATGGCAATGAACATGAATGCAGTTCCTACACGTGAAATGAGTCGTTATGAATGGCTTCAGGAACGTACAAAGGGAATTGGTGGCAGTGATGCAGGAGTCATTCTTGGTTTAAATAAATACCGCACAGCGTTTGAATTATGGCTTGAAAAAACTGGACAGGTTGAGCCAGTAGAAACCGATAGTGAAGCAATCTATTGGGGAAATCAAATGGAAAATGTAGTGGCAAAAGAATTTGAAAGACGCACTGATAAGAAGGTTAGACGTTCGAATTTCATGTATAGTCATCCAGATTACCCATACATTCGTGCCAACGTTGATAGATTGGTAGTCGGCGAAAGTGCAGTTCTAGAATGCAAGACTGCAAGTGCTTATTTAGAAAGTGAATGGAAAAATGATGAGGTCCCAGCAACTTATTTAGTTCAAGTGCAGCATTATCTAGGTGTCACAGGAAGAGAAAAAGGTTATATCGCGGTATTAATCGGCGGAAATCACTTTGTATGGAAAGAAATTGAACGTGATGAAGAACTGATCAGTATGATCTTTGATGCTGAAAAGAACTTTTGGGAAAACCACGTATTGGCCAATGTTCCTCCAGCACTTGATGGTAGTAGTGCAGCTGAGAGATATCTGAAAGAAAAATATGATCGTGCTGAAAAGGATAAAGAAATCATTTTACCAAGCGATTTCAAGGATTACTTAATTGAATATGAAAAAATTAAACAAAACGAAAAGCTAATCAAGGTTGCCAAAACTGAGATTGAAAACAAAATCAAAGCAGAATTGAAAGATGCTGAAAAAGGCTTGGTAGATAGCTTTATAGTGAGTTGGAAAAATCAAAGCCGTACATCAGTTGATTCGAAAGCCTTAAAAACTAAATTCCCTGATATTTATAACCAAGTTTTAAAAACATCAAGCTTTAGAAAATTCGATGTTAAGGAGGCTAACTAATGGCAACAAATGAAGCATTAAAAAATCAGATTGCAAATAAGCAGGAGTCCACAAAACAGGTGTCGGCACAGTCCTTAGGACTTAAATCATTACTTAACACACCAACTGTGAAAAAGAAATTTGAACAGGTTCTTGAAAAGAAAGCACCGCAATTTATGTCATCGCTTCTTAATTTATACAGTGGTGATCCTAACATTCGTGAAGCTGAGCCAATGAGCATCATTTCATCTGCCATGGTTGCAGCATCACTTGATTTACCGATTGACAAAAATCTTGGTTATGCATGGATTGTTCCTTTCTACGATAGCAAAAAGGGGCATAAAGCAGCACAATTTCAGCTTGGATATAAAGGCTACATTCAATTGGCCTTACGTACTGGTCAATATAAAGGCATCAATGTGATTCCAGTTAGGGAAGGCGAATTAGTTAAATGGAATCGTCTAACTGAGGAACTTGAATTGGATCTAGAAGGCGCTAAAAGTGAAAAAGTAGTTGGCTATTGCGGTTATTTCAAACTGATAAATGGATTCGAAAAGACAGTTTACTGGACTAAAGATGAGATAGAAGCTCATCGAATTAAGCACAACAAGATGAAAGATAAAAAGGCCTTAAATAACGTTTGGAAAAGCGATTATGATGCAATGGCAATGAAAACAGTTCTCCGAAACATGCTGGGTAAATGGGGCATTTTATCAGTTGAAATGCAGAAGGCGGTATTGGAAGACGAACAGGAACGTGAATTAAAAGATGTCACAGATGATGTGGAAGATGATGGTCCTGAAATCATTGATTATAAACCAGATCAAGAAGAGGATTCAAATGTTCAGGAAGAACTCCCACTTGATTAATAAGTTCCCCTACCTTAGCGGGACATACCTAATGTTTAGGAGGATTCAACATGAGTAGTTTGCTTTTAGATGATAAACCGTTAATCGTTCTTCCAACATTAGCGACAAAAATTGGCTTAAACGAAAGTATTTTTCTTCAGCAACTTCATTATTGGCTGAAAGATAGTAACCAAATAAGAGATGGCTATAAGTGGGTTTATAACACTTATGAAAATTGGCAAAAGCAATTCCCATTTTGGTCAGTAAGAACGTTAAAAAGAATAGTTACAGGGCTAGAAAAGAAAGAGATTGTCATTTCCTCAACAAAGTATAACAAAATGAGTATTGATAAGACAAAGTGGTATCGAATTGATTACGAAAAATTAAATATGTGGAACGACCATAGTGACAAAGTGGAACGTCGAGAGGGACAAGTTGGCACTATGGATAGTGACAAGTTGACACCACCAATAACCAGAGAATACACAGAGAATACTTCAGATATAAGTATGTATGTAGGTAAGCAAGCTTCTGATTTTTACCAGCAGAATTTTGGAATGCTTAATTCTTATTTACAACAAGATATTTTAGATTGGGCTAGAGATTTAAATGATGAATTGCTAATTGAAGCGATGAAGATTGCTTTGGAACGTAACAAACCTACATGGAGTTATGTCAGAGGAATTCTTAGACAGTGGATAAAGAAAAATGTAAAAACAGTTGAAGATGCCAGAGCCTTACAAATAAAACGTAACGAGGTGAAACCGCCAAATGGAAGCTCTCAATACGATGATCTCTTCTAACTTAAAAATCATTGGTAATCGTACATGTGAAAAATGCGGTTCTTCGGTACCGATCATACAAACAATTCGAGATGGCCGAACAGTTGAAGTAAGCGATTGTCTAACGTGCGATAGTAACAGGGTTCAGGATGAAGCGATTCGATTCAAAAAAGATATGGATCAACGTAGAGGTGAGATTATTTTCAAAAAGTACAGTCTCATTCCAGATCATCTGAAAAATGCGAACTTCAATAACTATGAGCCAGTGAATGAATCAACTAGCAACGCTAAGAAGCAAGCAATTTGGTACGCCAATCATTTTGATGAATTGAGAGATGAAAACAGCCTTCTTTTTCAGGGAAAATACGGCGTTGGTAAGTCTCATTTAAGCTATGCCATTGCAAATTATCTAAAGTCTGATGGGAAAGTTGTCTTATTCGTTTCTATGCCGGACATGCTAAATCTATTACGTGAATCATATTCAAAAAATGATTTCTCAGAGACAGATATTTTAGAAGTTTGTAAGAATGCTGATCTGCTTATTTTGGATGATATGGGAGCAGAATATGTGAAGTTAGACAATGGGAAGGAATCTTGGGCGGTAGATAAGATATTCACGATCGTCAATTCCCGAATGGATAAGCCTAATATCTTCACTACAAATTACACATCTAGAGAATTGGCAGCCAAGTACGGAAATCATGGTGGCAGGATTGTCTCGAGAATGATGAAGGGAACGAAGCCAATAAAAATAGATGCACCAGATTATCGATTAAAGGGGTGGTAAGTATGTGTGATGTGTGTAATGGCAGACATGTTGTCTACGGATACACAAGATTTGGAACAATGATACAACCTTGCCCAAACTGTAACCCCAAGCCAAAGGAACAGTATGAGCAAGAATATCAGGAACGTATGAAACGTTTTGAGCTAGCTAAAGCACGATTTTCAAAGGAAGTGATCCCATGCTAGAAACAAGTACCTTCGATCAGCTGAAACGGAGCCACCTACTCCGTCAGCTGCAATCATACGGCATCAATGAATTTAATCATTTATCAATCTATGAACTAGATTATCACAAGCTTAAGTACGTTTTAACCATGGCGAAAATACAAAATTCATGAGTTTTATATAAGGATGAAGATTATGCAGGAAAGAATGACAGCAGCGCAGTTTAGAAAGCGCAAATCTAAGCGTAGCAAGTACGGGAATAAGAAAACCATTGTAGATGGAATAACATTCGACTCTAAAGCAGAAGCGAGATTCTACTCTGAATTGAAGTTGCGGAAACAGGCAGGCGAAATCAAAGACTTTGTATTGCAGCCAAGATACATACTTCAAGATGGTTTCGTTAAAAATGGGAAAACATTTCGCAAGATTGAGTATGTAGCAGATTTTGAGATTCATCACAATGATGGGACAACCGAGGTCGTAGATGTTAAAGGAGCGATTACTAAGGAATTCTCTCTCAAAAGGAAGATGTTTGAATTCAAGTATTTGGAGTCTCTAAAGGTATTAAAATACGACAGCCGTTATGGGTTTGTTGATATTGATGAGTTGGACAGGTTTAAGAAGGCGAGAAAAGGTTGAAAGAAACTGTGCCATAAGAGAAGGGAGTAAATGAAATGTGGGATACCGTTGAATGTCCGTATTGCAAACATGACAATGATATGTCAGACGGTCTAACTGATTTGCCAAGTGGCAATAAATTCGACCATGAGTGTACAAATTGTGGCGAAGAATTTGAGGTTGAAGTTGAATTTGGGCCATATTATAGTGCCAGCAAGATTGTTTATGTAGAGTGTGAAAAGTGTGGAGGGGAAACTAGAGATCCTGCTAAAAAGGGAAGCATCTTTCCTTGGCCAGAATCTGTTGAAGAGAAAATACTTTGCAGACCTTGTTTTCATAAAGCATTAAGTGATGAATACGCGAAACGTTAATATCGTAGTACGACCATATTAAGCCATACAACGCTTTTAAAAGATAACTAGACTAATAACATTCAGCGAAATTTAAACGTCTTAAATCAAAAAAATAAACGTTCTAGGAGTGATGATCATGACAGGTATTTACGGTTACGGAAAGAATGAAATAAAGTTTCCAAAAGGTGGAGGCAAGGCTATCCAGCCTCCTACTATTTGGTTCTTGACTCCAGATCAATTGGAGCGTGTCAGAAAAGGTGAACGGACAACGGACGTGGTTGGAAATGACAAGAAGAGTCATTGAACATAAAGCTTTTTCCCATGATCGGGAAGAGCTGCTCGTGGTCACAGTCTTTGAAGAAGGTGTCAGCAAGCAGGAAGTTCGGAAAGAGAATCCTTACACCAAAAGGCATGGGGTTCTAGTGAGATTCGGTGATAAGTACGATTGGCGATGAGATCATACTCCGACATAGAAAGGATTGAATAAAATGGATAAGCAATGGGTTGTATACAGTTCTGACGCTGATATTAATTTTTTTGACGATTATGATAAAGCACTTGCCGAATATGAATCGGTAAAAGAATTTTTAATGTCAGAAGGTCATGAAGAAGGGACTCAAGTTCATTTGATGGAGACTATAAAGGTAGCAACTTCTGTAGTTGATAAAGAACGAATGAAAATTAGCACTCCTAAAGAAGAGGGCTTTGAATGGGAATATTGGGCAAAATGGGAAGAACAAAATAGCACTATTTCATGGGAACATTCTTACGAAAAGGAAGCATTGATAAAGGGTAACAAAATTAAAAAATTGCAAAATGAATTAGAACTTTGCAAAGAAATTATGAAAGAACATGGAATTGTTCTTAGGAAAGATTATGAACAAATGAGGAAAGAAAGTAATTGGTGAACAATTCAATAAGAAGGTGATCCAATGGGGAAATCAGCACGAATTAGGCGAGAACGGGTTCAAAACCCCGTTTCTCCTTTACAAGTTGAGATAATGAAGGCTTATAATGCTGGTTTTAAATAGGGAGCACAGGAACAAAGATTAGCAGATTTTAAGCAAATGATGTCGTGGATTAATAGATTGCAAGAGATACCAGGTGTAGGTGAGAAAATGGCTTTTAAGATTGGACAGCATTTTTTAAAGAATTATTCGGAAGGTGATGGTTGATTATTTTGATTAGGTGGTGAAGATTTGGGATCAAGTATGAACCCTAAAAGTGAGATTTCCTCGCTAAGCTGTGTTTTTAAGTGAGGGTCATCTGTTTGGTAGTAATAATCGAATAGATGTCCAAGAATCTTGATTACTGGAAAATATTCGTATTCTTTAGACATAGTAACCACCCTTTTGAATTATTTATACGATTAATAGTAAATAGGAACTATTCGGAAATCAAGTTATATGACAATAGGAGGGTTGAAAATGTCTCGAAGTGAACGTGAAACAATTATTGAATGGTTAAACATAATGACATCCTATTCAAGGTCTTATTTAGAAAAGGCTTCGGATGAAGAGCTTGATCGAATTTATGCGATGAATTCAAGGGCGGAATAGGGTTAGTTTCGGAGGGATTTCAATGCGGTTACAAAATATCAAAATAGATCCTAGTACAATGAGACTAGAAGTTGATATAATGGAACAAAAAGGGAGTTTTGCCATCGTGGTGTGTGATGGTAAGGCTAAGATCACAGAATTGCCTTCACACGGAGAAACAATTATTGTTACTCATCAAGGAAAGGTGAAACGGGTAAAGTTTAATGAGGGGGAAGAGTTTTGAGTGAATTTTCAATGGGTTTACAAGAATTTGCTGCAGAGACGGCATTATTGCATTTTATACGTATTGACGATGAGAGAATTAAAGAACTTGTTAATAAACTTATAGGCTTATCTCATAATGTTAAGGCTAGGTTATTTTATTATGCAAATTTATGTGTTCAAATGGAATCATTTTTTTCTTCACAAAAAAGCAACTTTGTATCACATCTTTCTAAGGTCGCAAAAAAAATGGATGAAAGTAGTATGAATGATTATGAAAAAATGTTTAGTCAGTCACAATATGTTGAACAACAATGGCTTTTTTATGAAAGATTGGAAGTACAGGAATCTGCAATAGCAGTAGGAATATTCCTTAAATCATACACTTTATTAGAAAGAGTTTTGAATCAGATTTGTGAAATATATAAGCAGTTAAAAAATTCAAATATTAGTTATAAAGATTTAGAAGGTGGAGGTATTGTTCGAGCTTCTAAATATATTAAACAAACAGTCAATATCAATAATGAATCAAAGAATGAATGGAAGTTACTTCGGTGCTGGAATACCGTAAGAAACCAAGTAATGCATGAAGATGCATTGCTCAGTTCTGATCCAAAATTAATTCGGGCTATGAGAGAGTTAGGACTAAAATCAATAAAGGATACAACCGTATCTGAATCAGAAATAATAAATATTAAAATTGATCATGTAAAGTCATTTTTAGTTTTAATAGATAAGAATCTATCTTATTTTGTATTAAATGAAAAGGAATGGAAGTAATTTATCTTAAAGGATCAGGATTGTTCTACCAGCCCACTGGAGGACACTGAACCAACGCAAAATTGCGTTCGTTTGGTGTCCTTTTTTATTTGTCTAAAAGGGGATGATGACATGAAACAGGATGAAAAGAAACAACGTGAAAAGTCACAGAAACGGAAATCAGAGCGATTAACAAAATACGAGATCGAAGATCTTATGGGAATAAATATGCCTGTATATGAAAGACGTAGAGGTGCAATTAGAAGAAAATACTAAGCGGGGGAACAAGCTATGATTGAAGATCAAATTAGCAAGCTCATTAAAGATTATAATTGGATGAAAAAAGAAGTACTTCGTTTGCAGGAAATTTTATATGGATGCTCAGTTCCTATGAAAAGTTGGGGAGTTTCTCAATACGGAATTGACATGGTCATGCCTAGAGGAAGTAGCGGAAAAAGCCAAGCTGAATTGAGAGACATGGATATTAGAGAAGAGCGACTTTATAAGAGATTACGTAAATATGAAAAACTTGTTTTTGCTTTAGAAATTGCAGGAGAATTCTTGAACAGTGAAATCGAAAGTGTTGTTTATGATTGCCTTCTTGAAGGAATGAGTTATAGGGCAATTGCAGAACATTTAGGAATGACACGCAATCAGGTCAAAAAAGCCAAAGATGACATATTGAGCCAATTGAGCCAAAAAAGCCAATTTGTGCAATTGTTGAATCTGGAAAAATTGGCATGTTAAACTGGGAGGGAGGACGGCGCGGCGGAGTTGGTCGTGCTTCTGTTCCTTGAAAACTAAATATTACATGCGAGTTCACCTTACGGTGAATGAGATGTTGGAGGCGATATCCATGAAAGATCCAGGTGATGGTGGTTAGTCTCTTGAAATTAAAGTACTCGATACGGATCGTTCGGGTGCTTTTTTTATGTTGTTTGTGAACTAGGCATTGGTTAGCAGAAGAACACAGTCATTTTTAACTAGCTTTGCAATCAGTGTCTAGTTTAGAAATAATATTTATTTTGATAAATTTGTAAAAATATAGGTAATTTAGTGCAGGTATTTATCTTCTTTTGTCGAAGTTTATGATGGAAAGGAGGCGATAATGTGGACGGACTATGGAGGAACGCATATATACGCAAATTAACAGGTAATTACTATGATATTGAAATTCTACAAAGGTTTGTCTCAAATGAAGTTGAGAATATAAACAACTTTCTTAAAAGAATTGGTGAAAAAGCTGAATTTGATAAGGGAAAAAATTGCATCACATTCCCTGATTGTATTATTAATATAAAAATAGATGGACCATTGTTAGAATTTAAAAAGCTAGCAAAAAATAATCAAAGTTCAATAATAGACAGTGTAACAGTTTATGATTTGGGGACAACTTATAAAGTAAAGACTAAAGACAATCAAGAAATCATGCAAGATGTTCATATGCAAAATATTGTTGAAACTGTATTTTCTTATTTGCTTGTGTTCAGCAAACCAAAATAACTAATTAGCACCCGAGTGGGTGCTTTTTATATTATCGGAGGTGGGGGAGTGATGTGAAATGACTAAGGAACTCCCAGGGAAACGAGGAAGAAAAACTAAGTATTATACGCATGTGGAGCCAAGGCTTGAAGAAATCGGTCATTGGTGCCGAGATGGCCTTACCGAGGAGGAAATTTGCAGGCGTCTAGGAGTATCACTTACTTCTTTCGCTGAGTATAAAAAGCAATTTCCGGAATTAACGGATACCCTAAAAGTAAATAGAGAAATCGCTGACTATCGTGTGGAAAATGCAACGTATATCGTGAAGGATGGACAAATAACACAAGTGGCTGCCCCTAAAAGTGGGTATGGGGAGCAGCGCATCATTTATAAAGATGGAAAACCATTTGATATCATAAAAGTTGAACGGACAAGGATTACGGGCCATGACGTTATTTAGTTGATCCTAATTCTTAACATTGAAGGTAAGATAAGGCTTTCAAGAGAAAAATTTAATAATTGAATGAGTAGCATTCAAAATAGCATTATATTCATCACTTTTGTTATTTCTGTTTGTCTGAGTCCATAACAAATCAGCAGCATAGGCAAAATTGATACTGAAAACTTCCTTGTAATTTTTACCATTTAAATCTGTGTAATGAATAGTCACGTTAATAATTTCTTTATAGTTATCATCTACTACAGAAATAAATTTTTGATTAGGCATAATTGATGAATTAATCACGGATTTTAACTGTTTCACTTGATTAAACTTATCAAGTGGCTTGTCAAATTCTAAACCTTTGATTATTGCAGCTGATTTACCAAAATTTTTAATTACAAAATATTTATGACTAAAACCTGTATCTATATTGCTTGCATAACATGACACATAAGGACGATTCGCATCTTCAATTGATCTTTTTGTTAGTTTAAGAGAAGATACAGCTATAATTATTGATATAATGGATATAAAAGTAGAAGCTGCAATGGATGCTAGTTGTATCTTATCGGAAATACTCATAATATCTTCCCCTTTCTTATATGGAACTATTTTAACTTTATCAAAAAGTGTATATCTAAGCTAATATTAAAAGTTTTTTTGAATCAAAACGAATGTGGTTGGCCAAGCTTCTATAAAACAAATTTTCCTAATACATGAGAATATCAATATTTGTCAAAGGGAAGAACCCAGGACGCTAAATTTGCGCTATTTGCGCTTTTTTAGCGTCCTTTTTTATTAAAGAGAGGTTATGTATAAATGGGAGAACATCAATTATCATTCTTTTCAGAGGTTGATGAACGAGAAGTACGGCGTATTGTAGGAAGAGAATTAAAACAATATAAGGCGTTAAGGGTCTCCATGCAAAATAAGCAGGAAAGAGAAGCTGCAGGGATAAATTTATTGTTTCCATCACTCCAAGAATGGGACTTGGAAAAAGAGCTCAAAGTGAAACAGATGGATCGGGCTTTGAATATTCTGGATGAAATCGAAAGTCAGATCATAACACGGAAATATTTATCCTCCGGCCGTGTGAAGGATATCAACCTTTATCTTGATATGGGATTAACCAAGGATCAGTATTACTCAATCAAAAAACAAGCTATTTTCCAAATTGCATCGGCACTCGGAATCGTTTGAGTGTCTATTTTTATGGAGAAAAACCCGACAAAACTCCGACAAAATCCAGAGAAAAAGCCGACAAAATCAGGGACATTTTTAGGGATATTTTAGGGGAATTTTTTAATTGGAATCGAAGGTAAGATTTTCCTATCAGGTAAACGCCTGGTGGGAGACGCATCTTTCCCATATCAATGGTGTACTCGTACGGTTACTGCGGGACTATGAAACATGCCTGGTTAACGAGGGGAGCATGTGGAGTCTGAAGCGCGTTTATCTAGCGATCGGACCGGACGGGGAAGATAAGAATCACTGTTTTTGGAAAGTGTTTCTTAATCTCAGCCAATTCCTCTCGGTGTATTAGGAAGCATTTAATAATTATTTTAAGCGATTAGCCCAAGGTGGTGTAAGGGGAGAAAACATTTGAAAATAGGAGAACATATTTCAATTGCCGACAAGCGGAGATTGAAGGCTATTGCAGCCTTAAATGAAAAGCTTAGTCTGCATGAATGGGAAGAAATCATGGGAAAGAATCGTGAAACTTATGTTAAGATTCGCGGTAAGGTAAGAAGAAAATAGAAATCGCCTCAATTTGTTGTAAAATATAAACAGAGGGGGGCGGTTTAATTGGATGATAATCCATTAAAAGGTATTAATTTTTCAAAGTTTAATTTCTCTTTACCAAATGTGAATCCTATTGGTCCAACGATACAGCAGATGAATGAGTCAATGAGATCTGCAGAGAGAGCCATTAGGGAGAAACAAGAAAGGGAAGAACAATATAAAGAGAATGTGCTCAATACTTTAATGAATATTGAAAGGAATACAGGGGACATTAGTGCCTTGATTTCATTAGTTCAAAAAAGTAATGATACCAGAGAAGAAGTTTTAAACATTCTAAAAGAAATTTGGGATATCAGTTCTGCACAGACAGTGGAAGAAGCGGACAGTAAATATAGGTCTGTTATGGATAAAGCGAACAAACTCAACCAAGACGTGGAAATGACATTAAATTTGATTAATTATGGGAAAACTATATGGCTTGCAGTAAAAGAATATATCAAGAATCCATTTTAAAATGGATTCTTTTTTTATTTTGGAGGTGGCGGTGATGATGTAGAATGCCAAGAAAAAGAGATCCGAAACGTGATGAAGCATTTGAACTTTATAAAGACTCTGAGGGTGAAGCAAAATTAAAAGATATTGCTGACCAATTAGGTGTTGCCGAAGGAACCGTCAGAGGGTGGAAAAACAAAGACAAATGGGATCAAAAATTAAACGGAACGTTCCAAAAGAAAATACGGAACGTTCCAAACAAAAGTGTTCCTAAAAAGGCGCGTGCTCCGGACGAAGAGGTTACTCTTGATAACTTCTTGCAAGATGCCGGACTTACTGAAAAACAAAGGCTTTTCTGCCTTTACTATGTGAGAAGCTTTAATGCTACTCAGTCAGCAATTAATGCTGGTTATTCTCCGGCAACTGCTCACGTGCAAGGTCCGAGGTTGTTAGGAAATGTTAGAGTTCGAGAGGAAATCAAACGTATTAAAGGAGCAATGACCAATGAGCTGTTCATAGAAGCAATGGACGTGCTGAACAAGTACATCAAGATTGCTTTTTCAGATATAACAGACTATCTCGAATTTGGTCAAAGAGAAGTGCCAGTAATGAATATGTTTGGTCCAGTTAAGGATGAAGATGGAAATATCGTTATGAAAGAGGTTAATTATGTTGATTTCAAAGAATCAGGATTGGTTGATGGAACTATCATATCCGAAGTTAAACAAGGTAAAGATGGGGTATCAATCAAACTGGAAGATCGTAAGTGGGCGCTTGATAAACTAGCGCAATACTTTGATCTGTTCCCTGATAACTTCAAGCGTAAAATCCAAGAAGAAAAGAATAAGCTAAAACGTGAAGAAGTGGCCATTAAGCGAGAGGAAATCGCTAAAAAGAATGCTCCACCTGAAAAACCTAATATCAACTCTTATATCGAAGCATTGAAAGGTAGAGCGGCGGAAGTGTGGAACGATGAAGAATAAGGGATTCGAATTCAAACCATTTTCCGATAAGCAAATAAAGTTACTCACTTGGTGGATACCAGAAGTTAGCCCTCATTCTGATTGTGATGGTGTTATAGCAGAAGGTTCCATACGTGCGGGTAAGACTATTGCGATGATCGACTCTTTTATTTCTTGGTCATTAAGTACGTTTGATGGTGAAAATTTTATTCTTGGTGGAAAGACAATGGGGGCGCTGAAGCGTAACGTATTAAACCCTATGTTTCTGATTTTAACTGCTAAAGGGATTTCTTATAAATATATACGTTCTGATGATCCCCGATTAGAAATTGGAGGAAATACTTATTATATTTTTGGCGGGGATAACGAAAAATCACAAGATAAGGTTCAAGGTTTAACTGCAGCTGGAGCATATCTAGATGAGGTCGCTTTGATGCCGAAGTCATTTGTTGACCAGGTTATGGGGCGTTGCTCAGTTGATGGGGCAAAATACTTTTTTAACTGTAACCCGGGGCATCCAAAACATTGGCTTAAAACTGAAATCATTGATAATCCTAAGGAAAAGAACTTTTTGGTTCTTCACTTCACAATGGATGATAACCTTTCACTAGCTGAAAAGGTAAAAGAACGTTTGAAACGCATGTTTTCAGGCGTTTTTTATTTACGCTATATTCTTGGCCAATGGGTTGTTGCGGAAGGCCTTGTCTATGACATGTTTAAAGAGAAGGAACATGTTATTAGCCGTGAAAAAGTCTTCCAAATGATTCGAAATAAGGAGTTCCATACTTATATTGGCGCTGTCGACTGGGGATATACTGCTCCAATGGCTGCAGGTATTTATGGTATTCCCCGTGGGAAAGTTAAAGCTGTAAAAATAGCAGAGTTTTATAAAACAAAACAGCAAACAGAAGATGTTGCCAATTGGTTCCTTGAATGGGAAAACAAATTAGGCAAATCATTAAAAGTGATCTTCTGTGATAGTGCTGAGCCAGATCGCATTGTTACATTAAGGAAAATGCATCTTAGAGCTAAAAATGCCGTAAAAGAGATAAGCGCTGGCTTAAATACAGTCATGACAATGCATAAAAATGATGAATATTTAATCTGCGAGGATTGTGTGAATACAATCAACGAGAAACTGACTTACAGTTATCCAGAAAAGAATGATCCTAAGGCTAAAAAAGATGAGCCATTAGATGAAAATAACCACGCAATGGATGAAGAACGCTACGCATTGCACTCCTATTTCAGAAAGAGAAGGTAGGTGAGAACATGAATCTGAACAAGTATATTGACATTATCCAAAATGAGGGCATTACTACAGAAATCGTCCAATCAATGATATCCGATCATAAAGATGAGCATGATCGAATGAAAAAGCTTTATTCACGTTATAAATCTGAGACAGAGGGAGTTCCAATATTAGAACGGACACCATTTAAATTTAATATCTCAGAAAAAGAACAAATACAGAGAATTGATGATAAGGTCAATAATCGGCTAGCTAATTCTTTTGATGCCGAGGTCGTGGATACCAAGGTTGGTTATATGTTTGGTCATCCAATTACTTATGAGTTTGATGATCAAAGAGATCCGGGAACAGTTTCTCCAACAAAAGAACTTATTGATACGTTCAATTTACGAAATCATGTTGAAGATGAGGACTCAGAACTTGGTAAAATGGCTGCTATTTGTGGTCAAGGTGCAAGGTTAGTTTATATCGATATTGATGGTCAAGAACGTATTAAAAACCTCAATCCTTGGCAGGTCATTCTGCTTGGAGACAATATCAGTGAGCCTGTTTATTCTCTTTGGTACTACAAAGACTATAAAGGCAATCTTGCAGCTGAATTTTATGATGAGACATACATTTACTTTTTTAAATCAAATGATAAAGGAGAATTATCCTTTGAAAAACAGCAGGTCCATACCTTTGATTTTTGCCCCTTATTTGGATTAGCAAATAACAAAGAATTAATGGGAGATGCCGAGCGTGTTTTAACTTTGATCGATGCATACAATCGGACACTTTCGGATGCAAGCAACGAAATTGAACAATATCGACTGGCCTATTTAGTTCTAAAAGGCATGGGTGCTGATGAGGAAACATTAGCAAACTTAAAGAAAACAGGCATACTAGAACTGATGGATGAAACTGACGATGTTAAATATCTAACGAAGGATATAAACGATAGTCTCATAGAACACCATCTTGATAGGTTAGAAGAAAACATTTTGAGGTTTGCGAAGTCGGTCAATTTTGGCGATGAACAGTTCGCTGGAAACATTAGCGGTGTTGCCATGAAGTTTAAAATCATGGCTCTTGAAAACAAATGCATCACTCTGGAACGCAAGATGACAGCAACCTTAAGATATCAATTCAAGGTTCTTTTTTCTGCTTGGGCGAAGAAAAACCTTGTGAAACAGGATGATTACTTGAAGGTATGGTTTGGATTCAAGCGTAACCTACCTGTAAATATTCTTGAAGAAGCACAAGCAACTGCAGCATTAAAAGGATTTGTAAGCGAAGAAACAAGGCTATCGCTATTATCTTTCGTTGATGATGTGCAATTCGAAATGAAGCGAATGCAGGAAGAAAGAGATAGCGAAGAAACCGTGGACTTAGATGAGGTGGATGAGGATGACAAACCTCAATAAGTCAGCTGAACAAATAAACCGTGCTCTTGGTCAACGGCTTAAAAAAGGAGAGCGTGATATTGCCAAGAAGTATGCTAACACCTTAAACGAGATTCGTAAGGCACTATCTAAGATTTATGAGAAATATGAATCAGATGGTGTATTAACATACACTGAAATGGCTCGATATGACCGCCTGAGGAAGTTTTTGAAAGAAGTTAATAATTTACTCACATCTAATTATAAAAGCCTAAAAAAGACGATATATGACGTTCTAGGGCAATCTTATTTAGAGGGATATTATTTAACAGCGTGGGCAGTTGAAACAGATACATTGAGTAAACTTGCCTATTCTGCTGTTGCAGCGGATGTCATTACAGCCATGATTGAAAATCCAATAAGTGGTTTAACGCTCTCAGATCGATTAGAAAAGAATCGCTCTACTATTATTTACACTATTCAACAAGAAATTACTCAAAGTTTGGTTAAAGGTGAAACATACGGATCCATGGCCAAACGAATTAAAGGTGCATTAGAAGGTGATACAGTCAAAGCAATGACGATTGTACGCACTGAAGCACATAGAGCAAGTGAATCGGGAAAATTGGATTCTGTAGTTCACGCTAATAACAATGGTGTAAAAATGATGAAGGAATGGAACTCAATGCAAGATGAAAGAGTTCGCCCAGGTCGAGGTATTGGTAAGAAGGATGCCTTGCATGCAGCCAATCATAGAATGCTAGACGGTAAAAAGATACCTGTTGATGAGGATTTTGTTGGAAAGTTAGGTAAAGGACCGGGTCCTGGTCAAATGGGTGCAGCTGGAGAAGACATCAATTGTCGTTGTTTCCTTACTTATTCAGTTGAAAAGATTGAGAAACCAGATGCAAAAGACCTTGAAAATATGACATTTGAAACATGGAAAAAGGAGCGGTTGAAAAATGGCTGATAAAACAAATGGAAAAATCACAAACGTTGAGTTGGAAATGGCTTTAGATGAAGCAAGAGGTCAACTCCCTTACCTTATTGAGAGTACAGTAATTCAAGGGAAAATATTGAAAGCGAAATTTGATAATTTAATAGCTGCAGGATTTACTGAAGAACAAGCATTGGAAATTGTAAAAGCACGTCCGGTCTATGAGTAAAAATGATAAAAAAGGAGGTCAAAAGTGTGAATAACAAAAAATGCTAATACAGGCTATAGAATTTTTAAAAGATGTTAGTGCCGATAAAGTTGAATCTATCCAAATTGAAAATAACAGTTACGACGATGGTTCTAATCGTTTAACTATAGATGTCACGTTCTTGCCAAAAGCAGAAAAACCATATGCAGCAAAAGGACGTGCGCCATTATTTAGCAACGAAGAAAACGAAAAAGCGGTAGAAGAAGCATTACGGAATTATAAAGAATCAAAGAAATAGAACTTATAGCAGCTCAAAAGAGGTGCTTTTTTATTGCCTTTTTTTCGTTCTGTAGGCGTTAAAGAACAAACGAATATTAAACCATTAATAGAACTTTATAGTTGCTTATATGGCAAATATGAAGGTCTGAGGAGGAATACTTAATGACTTTAGAAGAAATCAAAGCATGGCTGGAGGCACATAAAACAGAATCAGAAGTAGCAGCTTATCTTGGAGAACTTTCTTCCGTATCAGCTGATAAGGTGAAAGGGTTCCTTGAAACAGAGGAAGGAAAACGTCTCATCCAACCACGTTTAGATCAGCACTTTACGAAAGGGCTTGAAACGTGGAAAGCAAATAACCTTGAAGCTTTGATCAATGAAGAGGTTGCAAAACGTAACCCTCAAAAAACTCCAGAGCAACTTGAAATCGAGAAATTGAAAAAGCAAATTGAAGACGCTGAGAATGCTCGTAAGCGAGAAACCCTAGTTAATCAAGCATTAAAGGTTGCAAAGGAAAAGAATCTTCCTGATGGCATTATTGATTTCTTCATTGGTGCTGACGAGGAATCTACAACAACTAATCTTGCCAAGTTTGAAGAAGAGTACAACAAAGCTATTCAAGCAGCTGTTGAATCTAAATTCAAGGAATCTGGCCGTACGTTACCTGGAACTGGCGGGGATGGCGGAACAGATGATTTTGGTAAGAAACTAGCAAAAGAATACAAAGAAAACAACGAAGGGCTTCAAGAAGCTCAAAGCCAATATTTTGGATGATTGGAGGGTCTGAACTATGAAATTTGTTGAAAGAACATTTACGAACAAAAAGGAAATCTTAAAGTTTCCTGACCATTATGTAAATATTCCAGTTACCGTCAGTGATCAAGGTGTAACTCCGAATGTGGATGGTAAGAAAATTGTACCTGCAGGAACGATTATCGGCGGTGGATTCCTAGCTGATCAGACTGTACAGGCAGTAAAAGCAACTACCAGTGGAACACCTGCAGTTTCTAATGCTGAAGGTGTTCTTTTTGATGATGTTGATGTGACTTACGGTCCTGCACCTGGAGCCGCATTGATCCATGGGTTTATTGATTTAAACAAGATCCCTGCAGCACCTACTGCAGAAGAACAAGCAGCATTAAAACAAATTACATTTTTGAAATAAGAAAGGGATGATGAATAATGCCTACAATCTTTGACCTTGTAAGCGCAAATTATATTGCATCTTACTACCAAGAAAATTCAAGCAATAAAGTTCCATATCTTGGAGCAACATTATTTCCGGCTAAAAAGCAATTAGGATTGGATTTAAGTTGGATTAAAGGATCAAACGGTCTTCCAGTAGCGTTGATGCCATCAGCATTTGATACAAAGGCAACTCCACGTGATCGTATTGGTTTTAGTGATGTACAAACAGAAATGCCGTTCTTCCGTGAATCTATGCGGATCGGTGAACGTGACCGTCAACAATTGAATACTCTTGCTGCATCCAACATGAATGATATGGCTAAGACAATTGTGAACCGTATTTACGATGATGTATCGAAGTTAGTGGATGGTGCAGCGGTTCAACCAGAGCGGATGATCATGCAATTACTTTCTTCTGGACAGATTGACATCGTGGCAAATCGAGTTAATTACACATACGACTATAAAATGTCAGATGAGCATAAGGAACAATTGCTCGATACGGCAAGATGGTCTGACACTGAAAATTCACGCCCTGTTGAAGATATTATTGCATGGCAGGATAAAGTAGAGGATGATACGGGCGTACGTCCTACGCGTGCTATTTTGACTCGTAAAACATGGGGATACTTGATGCAGAATAAGAGTATTCGTTTAGATATGAATCCGATTGGTGGCCAAAACATTATCCTTACTGATGCGGTGTTGAAACAATATTTCAGTGCTAAGGTCAATATAACTTTTGCCGTTTATAACAAAAAATTTATTGACGAAAAGGGAGTAACGAAAAGTTTCTTCCCAGATGATGTTATCACATTAATTCCAGACGGTGCATTAGGAAATACTTATTTCGGTACAACTCCGGAAGAGTCAGACCTCATGAGTGGATCTACAAGTGCTGATGTACGAATTGTAAATACTGGTGTTGCGATTACGACTATTAAAGAGCCCCATCCAGTAAACGTAAATACAATTGTATCCGAAATTGTTTTACCGTCCTTCGAATCAATCGATAACATCTTTATTGCTCAAGTCAATTAATCTAGGAGGTTATGAATCATGGCTGAAACTAATCAAGCAGCACCAAATGAACTCGAAAGTAATGATACAGAACAAAGCAAGTCAAAAAGAAAACGAGTAACCTTTACTAAAAATGTTAAGTTTGGGGATAAACGATATAAAAAAGGCGAGTCTGTGCTTTTGGAAGAGGAAAAAGCAAAAGAATATAAGGATGCCGGAGTTATTGAATAGTAGGTGATCGAATGGACCTAGAAGAATTGAAAAGACGGCTTGGTATAACTGACAATAGCCAAGATGGAGTATTAGCAGAAAGGTTAGAAGATGCTATCGACTATGCTAAAACATGGTGTAATAATCCCTTTGCTGATGGTATTCCATCAGGTGCAAAGAGAGGAATTACGCTAATTGTCAAAAGCATGGGCGAAAATAGTAATGTTGCTAGTCAGACGCTTGGTGACATGTCTAAAACATTTTATCAGGATGGCACTATAAACGAGGCACATAGATATCTAAGGCCGTACAAAAAGGTGAGATTTATATGAAAGCTCGTCTAGTGGTAAAAGATGTTAATAACATTGATAAGATGGTTAAGAATGTAAATCAACTTAAGGGTAGACATATCAAAGTCGGTGTTTTTGGAAATGAAAAACACAAAGATAGTGACATTGAAATGGTTGATTTAGCGCGAATTCATGAGTATGGATGCGACATACAGGTTACTCCAAAAATGCGTGCTTGGTTTGCTTATAATGGGTATCCTATGAAGCCTGAAACGACCGTTATCCATATCCCTGAACGATCTTTTTTGCGAAGTGGATACGATGAAAATATCGATTCAATTACCAAGAAGATTAAAGAAATGATGCCCGATGTGATTGCTGCAGAGGTGGATCCTGATATGTTTATGGATGCGATTGGTGAGGAATTTGCTGGATTGATCCAAAAGAAATTGAAAAGCATTGATTCTCCACCAAATACAAAAATGACACTTCAAAGAAAAGACTCAACAAATCCACTACAAGATTCTGGTCAACTTGTTGGTGCTATTCGCCATGAGGTGGACTGATGAGCAAGCCGTTTGAATTCGCTGATTTTATTGATGAGTTTAAAGTGCCGTTTACTTTTACTAAAGTGGAAGAAGGTAGTTGGCAATCTAACGGGGATTATATACCAGGTGGAGCAACAACTGTTCAAATGGAGGGCATTATACTTCCCTTAACAGAGGACGATCTACGGTATTCAGAGGCTGGTTCATACTCTGTTAAAGACAAGAAGATTTATACAACCGACCCTTTAGAAAATGGACAAGTGATTGAGTTTAAAGGCGATACCTATACAATTCAGTCGTTCAAGGATTACAGCGAGTATGCGGATGTTTATATTTATCTAGCAAGGTGGAGGGAAAAGTGAATATCCAAGCGATTAAAGATATGATTGCCCGTATTAATCAAGATATGTGGATAACAATCATCAAAGCAAACACAACCAATAAACCGCCACCACTTCCTTATGCTGTGTACAATATCACTTCACCGTATATTAAGGAGAGAGGGCAGGGAGCACAATATACAGATGATGCAGGTAATGAGATTCGATCAGAGCAGTATCGTCAAACAATCTCATTCAATGGATATGCAGAAGATGCTGAAACCACTATGGAGTTAGTTTTTAATCTCCGACAGTGGTTTTTATTTTTGGGTAAGAGCTATCTGCAAGAAAACAATTTTGCTGTCTATCAAATAGGTGGGATTGAAAACCGAACTACTTTTCTAGTAGACAGCTATGAATACAAGTATGGTTTTGACGTTCAATTACGTACTAGTTATGAGCTAGCCCGTAAGAATGATGAAACAATAGAAACGGTAAATATAGGAGGGATTTAATCGTGCCATTAAGTGATGTAACGGTAACAATTGATTTAGTTAAGCCGTCTGGACTTGTTGGTTTAGGAAAGCCACTTATTCTGGCTCAAAAGACAGGAACAAGTTTTATTAAAAATTATAGTGATATTACTGCTGTTAAAGAAGATTTTGATGAAAGCACAAATGCTTATAAAAAGGCAGCGGCAATTTTTGCGCAGTCTCATCGTCCAAAAGAATTATCAATCGCTACTTATGATCCAGGTGTCACTGGTACTGAAGGAACAGAGGAAGGAACTGAGGAAACGGGATCCGCAGAACCATCTGGAATAACCACTGCAGCAAAAGCAGTTGAAAAATACTTCTGGAATGATTGGTTTTTCGCATTGACTGCTGATGCTGAACAAGCGGATAAAATCGCGGTTGCAGATTATGTCGAAGGACAGAAATTTAAATTATTTGTAGTAAAAACCCAATCTGAATCTGAAAGAAAAGCATTTAAAGATAAAAAATACGAATTTGTCATTGATTTTTATCATCCAACTGCTGATGAAGAAGCCGATGCTGCTTTAGTAGGCGAATGCGGATCTCAAACAGTTGGATCAATCACTTGGAAATTTAAAACTTTAACTGGTATTACACCAATTGATATTACTAGTGACGAATTAAATGCAATCCATCAAGACGGTGCGATTGCTTATGTCATGAAGGCTGGAATCTCACAAACTAGCGAAGGACTTGTTGTTAGTGGTGAGTATATCGATGTTATTCATGGTAAATCGTGGATTAAAACAAACATCGAAACAAGTGTTCAAACTGCATTTGCTAATAATCCAAAATTATCGTTTGATAGCAGAGGAATTTCTGTATTAGAAGGTCAAGTTACAACGGTTCTTAAACAGGCCTTTACGAATGGAATTATTGCAGCAGATAGTGATGGAAACCCAATTTATAGTATTACAGCGAAATCAAGAGATGATATTCCTGCAGATGAGCGGGCAAGTCGTATTTATAACGGTCTTTCTTTCAGCTTTGATCTAGCAGGTGCTATTCATGAAGCAACTATTACAGGTGAAATTGGAGATTAATTTTTTATATAAGGAGGAGATATCATGACAGCTTATGACGCCTCATTAGTTAGTGTAACGTTGGACAGTCGTTATCTTACTGGTTTTGCAGATGGTTCTTTTGTACAAGCTGAAAAAGATGAAGAAAATTTTTCAACAAAGGTTGGTGCTCAAGGGGATGTCTCGGTTGCGAAAACTAACAATCCACTTGGAACAATTACTCTTACACTTTCTCAAGATTCACCATCACTGCCTTACGTTGTTGAAAAGTCAAAAACAATGACCCCATTTCCAGTTTGGGTAAATTATAATGATGGCACGGTAAAAGAGAAAGTTGGTGGCACGCAAGCATTGATCAAAAAAGCTCCATCACGAACTTTTTCAGGGGAGATTGAAAACCGAGAAGTTGAAATTCAAGTTTTAGATTACACAGAAGAATGATGAAGCATGAATAAAAACAATAAAAAAATTAGTTATCTCACGAAGCAGTCAAATAAGGCTGCTTCTTTAAATTTACATTACAAGGGAGAGGTTTTTAAAATGGCTAAAATCGGAACTCAAAAAACAGTTGAAATCGGTGGAGTTGAATATACATTCCAACATCCGGGCACTCGTGAATACGCAAGAATTCAAGACAAAACTTTAAATGAAAATGGTGTTCCTTCAATGGAAAAAATGGCAGATGAGGTTTTTAAACATGTCGTGGTTGATCCGAAGGTAAGCTTTGAGTATTTCGACGAGCATGATGGATTTGATGAGGTGCTCAAAGAAGCAATGACCTTTCTTAAATCTGGAAAGTAATGGTCCAGATAAAACTGCATTAAAGCAAGAAGTTGAAAAAATTGGTGGTTTTGGCGGCCTATAGTCGCCAAAGTCATTTCTTATACTGAAGCAATACAGATGTCTAGGCACCAAATACTACAAGTTAATATGGCCATGGACATTAACGCTGAAAAAGAAGAGAAAGCTTTGAAAAAGAAAAAGTAACAAGAAAGGAGGGAGACCATGGAAGAAAACCTGCGCGATATGATAGTCTCGATTAACTTTGATACTGATACATCGCCTGTCAATGATATGACTAAGGCAATGCGAGAGTTTTCATCTTCAACCGATTCTACAGCAAGAGAAATAGTTAAGTCGGCCAAAGTCGTTGATATGGCATACAGGGGCATGATCGATGAATCTAAAGCATTCGTTAATCAATTTTCTCGTCAAAGTGATGTGATTCGTAAACTTGCTCGTGATTCTGGTATGAGTGCTACTCATCTTTCAGAGGCCTGGGCAGATATGAGTACAGATATGCGTAAATCATTGATTCAAAATCATTACCAAATGAGGAAATTCAGGAAGGATCTTCTTGATTCAGAGTTTGATATGCGTAAACTCGGAATGCAAATGGGGCACTACTCAGGTAACACCAATGATTTTATGAAAGAAGTTCAGAAGCTAGGTAAAGAGCATAAGAAGATCACTGATCAAATGATTAATAGTAACATTTCAATGCGTCAGGGCATTATTGAAGGAATTGCGACTATGTCTGCCATGTCTACCCAAAGCGAAAAGATCGCTAAAGGGTATGCGCGAATGAATAATGCATTATTGAGTGTAAATAAACCATTTTTAAATATATCTAGTAGTCTAGCGAAAATAGCACGAGACAGTAATGCTGCACAAATTGCTCTAAAAATGCTAGGTCCAAATGTTAAGATGAAGGACTTGCAAGATACTATCGGCGTAATTAACCAAGGGATTATGAGACAACAATCGTTATTATTTGTGGCAGGTACAGCATGGTTAGGATTTACGGCCATAATGGCTCATGCAGCATTAGGACCCGATCCTAGTAGGGTAAAACAACAGGAGGCAAACCTAACTAAAGTATATCGTGATGCATGGAGCCAAAGAGTTAGTGAAGTCTCTAACTTTGTTGGGTTATTTGAAAAGGCATCAATTCCGAAAGTTAAAACGTCCGATCTTACTAAGGCTTTGCAAAGTCAAGTCAATGCTATAAAAACTTGGCAAAGCAACCTTCAAGGTCTTGTAAAAAAAGGTGTTGATAACGGATTAATTAAGGAACTGCAAAAGGCGGGACCATCTGCAGCGGGTCAGATTAAAGCTTTGAATTCCATGAGTAAGCCGGAATTAGATAAATATGTCTCCCTCTGGCATGAAAAAATGAGTCTTGCTAGAACGCAAGCAACGGATGAACTTTCAAAGCTAAAACAAGAAACAGACCAAAAGATTAAGGATTTACAGAATAGCCTTACACCACTAGGAAAGGCTTGGGAAAAGTTTAAGAGCACGTGGGTAACTGCTTTAAAGCCTTTCGTTGAAGCTTGGGGTCAAATAGCTGCGATATTTGTGAATATAGGTACTCAAATCGGGAAGTTCATTCAAAAATTAAATGAAATTAACCCATGGATTATAAAAATAGCTGGTATGTTTGCTTATTTGGCATCAACATTAGTTCTACTACTCACTCCATTAGCGATAGGTATTGGATATATTTGGGGGCTAAGAGCTGCGTTTGCAGGAGCATATCCAATTATCGGACCAATTATTGAAGGTCTTGGCGCTATGATGGGGACCGTCCTCTTATTAGCAACGGGCATTATAGCCGTAAGTGCTGCATTAAGGGATATGTATAAGAACTCTGAAACATTTAGAAATATAGTTGGTTCTGCATTAACTGCAGTAAGTAATTTGTTTAGTCCAATTATCAATGGGGCACAGAAGGTTCTTACTACCATTGCCCATTGGGATATGTTATCACCTATCGTTTTAGGATTAGCGGCTGCTCTTGCAACATTAAAGTCCGTTTCTTTAGCAACTGTTGCAATCACGAAACTAAGATCGGCAATTCTCTTACTCTCAAATCCTATGGCTAGAGCAATACTACTCACAAAAGTATGGACTGGCGTCCAAAAGGCATTCAATTTATCTGTTAAGGCAAATCCATATGTACTATTAGCTTCAGCGTTAGTAGGATTAGTAGTTGCTTTAACACTTGCTTATGATAGATCCGAAAAATTCCGTCAGGTTGTAAATAAAGCATTTACTGTCGCTAGAAATGTTGTAGGAACTTCTATTGATTTTATCAAGAATGTTTCAAAAACAATGTGGAATAATGCTTTATCAAGTACGGAGGCATTCAGGACTGCTTTTGGTGCAAAAGTAAGTACTATTGGATCGATCATTGTAAAAGGATTTAAGGCATCTACAGCAACAGTCGGTTCATTTTTTACGGACATGGGTAGCGATGTGGCGAAATTCTTTAGTATTGGGCTAGGTAATAAAGCTAAAACGATTGCTACTGGATTTGTAAAAGATTTACAAAATGGTTTTGGACACATTGGTTTAGGCGATGCTGCTAAAACAATTACAAATGGGTTTGTACAGCAATTGAAGGTAGGATTTTCGAGCGTCGGGGGAGTTGTGTCTTTAGTTGCTCCGTTAATAACAGGAATTGCTTTAAGTCTAGCGGGTGTGTCTGGTCCTATTGGTATAGCTATTGGAGCGATTGTCTCGTTGGTAGGGACGCTTTATCGCCTATCAAAGACAAATGCAGATGTAAGAAAGGCACTATCAATTGCCTGGACTGGGATAAAAACGGTTATAACATCGGTATTAACAGCATTAAGTCCAATTTTTAAGGTATTTGAGGATTCTTTCTCTCAAATGGCTAAGGAATTGGGTCCACAATTTCAACAAACTGGGAAAGTGATCGCTCAAAGTATAGTTCAGCTGAAACCATCGTTTGTACAATTGGGACAAGCATTTGGCGAATTATTTAGTGCAATTGCTCAAATAATTCCTACATTATTGCCGTTATTTATGCAGTTGTTTCAAGGATGGTCGCAGATTTCAGTTACCCTTGTTAGTTCGATATTACAAATCGCTGTATCGGTTTTACCGATTTTCGTACAAGCCTTTCAACAACTGGTTCCAATGGTTTTAAGTATTATTAAAGCTGTGTTCCCTATTGTGGTTCAACTGATTGCATCTATAATTCCAGTTGTATTAAGAATTGTTCAAACTTTATTTCCAATGCTTTTGCAAGTTGTAACTACTGTTTTTCCTGTAATATTACAAATAATTAATTCAGTTATTCCTATTGTTGCACAAATATTCATTGCACTTGCTCCGGTTATTTCACAAATTGCAATCTCGATAATACCGTTAATTTTGCAAGCAGTTCAACTTGTTTTCCCAGTTGTATTACAGATTATCCAAATGGTAATGCCGATAGTTGTTACACTTTTAAAATTAGCAGCAACTATTATTACAACATTGGTTATCCCGGCAATTCGGCTCATTCTACAGGTAGTACAATTGGCATTTCCATTGGTTTTGCAAATTATCCAAATGGCAATTCCTATTATTGCAGCAGTTTTACGTGTTGCGGTTAGTGTCATTACTGGTGTTTTGATTCCAGCAATTCGATTTATATTAAAAATCGTGCAATTGGTCTTCCCAGCAGTAATTTCGGTAATCCGTTCAGCAATAAATATTGTGACTAATATAGTCAAGCTATTTTCTGCAATTTTGAGAGGAGATTGGTCAGGAGCTTGGCATGCAATACTAAACATCCTAAAAAGTGTTTGGTCAATTATAAAAACAGTAATCAGTACTGGGATAAAAATTGCAGTTACATTTATTAAATCAGGATGGAATGCAGCTAAAAGTCATACTGCTAGCATGTTCTCGAGTATTAAAAGCCATGTAGCCAATACTTTTCGAGATATTGTAGATGGAGCAAAGGCATTGCCTGGGAAGATCGGAAACGGCATTAAGAGTATGGCTGGAAAAGCCTTGTCAGGAGTAAAACACCTTGCCAATACTTTAATTGGTGGACTGGCCAAAGGTGTAAATGGGGTATCTGGTGGAATTAACTGGGTATTAAAAGAGATTGGGGTTAAAAAGAGAATACCAGATTGGAATCCACCAAAATATGCAACAGGAACAAGTTTCCATCCAGGTGGACCAGCAATTGTTGGTGACGGTCCGGGGGCAGAGTTCATTAGAACACCTACAGGTCAGATTGGATTATCTCCTGCAAGAAGCACTTTAGTGAATCTCCCTCGAGGAACTGAAGTATTGCCACATAAAGAAACTAGAAGGCTATTAAATTCAGGATTTTTCCCTGCATACGCAAGTGGAAAGGGAAATGGCTTGCTTCACCAAGCTAGTGACTGGATAAAAAGTAAGGCTAGTAAAGTTCTAACTGGAGCTAAAAATCTAGGGCTTGACGCTTGGAATGGAACAAAGCATGCTGCATCCAATGTAGCTAGTAAAGTTAAATCTGTTGCAAGCAAGGCGAAAAGCGTTGCACTGGACGTGTGGTCATATATAGAAAATCCAGGCGCTCTGATGAAGAAGCTATATGCTAAATACATTCCTAAACTACCATCAATGAATGGGGCCTTTGGTACCGTCTTATCAGGATCCATGAAAATGGTGAAAAATAAAGCTGTTGGCTTTGTTAAAGATAAGCTGAAAGATTTTGGCGGGAATTGGTCAGGTGGTGCTGCATCATCAGCACAAGTTAAGAAATGGATTTCGGCAGCGATTCAAGCAACTGGAGTTACAAAATCTTGGCTAGGTAATTTGACATCCTTAGCAATGCATGAGTCAGGAGGAAATCCGAAGGCTATTAACCTATGGGATTCCAATGCTAAAGCAGGACATCCGTCAAAAGGTTTAATGCAGACCATTGATAGCACGTTCAACGCTTATAAGCTTCCAGGCATGAATGATATTTATAATCCGATTCACAACGCTGTTGCTGCTATTCGATATATGGTTGCTCGCTATAAATCTATCGGAAATGTTCCTGGTATCAAGAATATGAGTTCCGGCAAAGGATATGTTGGATACGCAACGGGAGGTATTGCGAAGAAACCACAATGGGCAACGTTGGCTGAAAACGGGTGGAAAGAGTTTATTATTCCTACTCAACCAAGTATGCGTAAAAACGCGCTTTCCTTGCTTGCTCAAGCGAATGCTGAGTTAGGATATGATCCGAATCATTCTAATTCAAGTGTGAATTCAACATATAATCCTACAACATCGACAACCTCTGGTGGAAAATCAGTGGTTATTAACTATGATCCACATGTAGAAATAAACGTAGATGGTAATGTTGATGAGGGAACAAAGCAAAGTCTTAAAAAGGAATTCCAAGATATGCTAGATGATCATTATAAAAAATTACTTGCTTTATTTAATCCAACGGAGGTGGTCTGATGGCTAAACTTGGAAAGATTAGTTTACTTATCACGGATGAGGGATTATCTTCATCCGTTACTGCCACAAGTTATCCGGTGGAAAAAGGGGAACCACTTACAGATCATGTACAGGAAGAAGCCCAAACCTTAAGTATAAGTGGATTTGTATTAGGCTCTGATTATAAAAGTAGCTTGCAGTACTTTAGAGATTCCATGAGGAAAGGAACGCCATTAACTTTTACCGGAAGAACCATTGCAAAGAATGTCATTATAACAAGTATTGATGACTCAAGGACTTCAGATGTAGGTAATGGTAGTGCAGTAAGCATCAAACTTCAATTTGTAAGGTTTGCTTCAACTTCATGGACCAAAGTAAAAATAATGGGAAGAAGAAAACAGTTTCTAAAAAATCATCAAGCTCAAAGGCAGTTTACCATGTTGTCAAGAAAGGTGATACTTATTGGGGATGTGCAATACAATATGGCACAACAGTCAAAGCTTTAGAAAAATTAAATCCTTGGCCAGCGAGAAAGATTCCAATTGGAGTGAAAATGAGAATTAAGTAGTAAGTGGGGCGCTAATCAGCGCTCTTTTTATTTAAAAAATAGGGTGGTATGAATGAATAATTACATTCCGATCGATAAAGAAAATTTGCCTGAGATTTTTGAAATAGATTTGGCTAACAGTACCTACATGTTGGGAATCAATTATAATCAGTCCTTTGATTTCTTTACTGTAGATTTATATGACAGTAACATGACTCCAATTGCATTAGGAGAAAAAATGGTTATTAATCAGCCTTTATGGGATGGATTAGTCAGTGAAAATATTCCTGCACCTACTCTTATTCCAATGGATGAATCGGGTCAAGAAACGAGAGTTACGTATGCTAATTTAATGCAAAGCGTTTATCTCTTTGTCGATGATGGATCAGATAACTCAGAAGATGAGGATGATGAAGATGACGACTAAGCTACTATTTGGACGAGTTATTAAGGTTCATATCGAAAGTAGCAAATATAAGACTGATATATCTGGGGATGATCTTCACATTGAATTTGAGGTTAACTTTGATGATGATGAAAAGCCAAATCAATCCACTATTAGTATTTATAATCTGTCTAAAACTTCTATCAGTCGGATCACAAAAGATTCATCCGTAATTCTTCAGGCTGGATATCGTTCTGATTATGGTGTATTAGTCCAAGGAAAAATTAGTAACGTAGTTACTAATCGTAATGGTGTTGATAAAATCACAACAATCACCTTATTAGAAGGGCAAGACTATACAAGTGAAAAAACACCTAAAGCTATTACATTTAAGAAGGGTACTAAGGCAGAAGTAATTATAAAAAAATTAGTTAAATTACTCGGCGTTAGTTTGGCAGAATTTAAGCTTCCTAAAAACGTTGTTTATAAGAAAGGCTATTCTGTAACGGGGCAAATTGAAAATAATTTAGTTGAAGTTGTAAAAGATTGTGGAGCTGCTCTTTATTGGAGACGAGGAAAGATGGTCATACGCTCAATAACTGAGGGGACAGACGAGAACTTTCTGTTGGAAGAGAGCACGGGTCTTATAGATAGCCCTGAAACCTTTGAAGAGGATGATACTAAAGGGTATACAGCAAAATGTCTACTCCAACACCGAATTACTACTGCTTCTATCATAGAAATTAGATCGAAAACAGCAAATGGAAAATACAGGGCAAAAAAAGGAAAGCACGTTTGTAATGGTTCGGATTTTTATACAGAGGTGGATGTTGTCTAATGGCATATGATGATAAGTTTTTCACCGGTTTGATTAGGGCAATTGGATTAAACTTGTTTGTGTCTGCTCCTGCGAGAGTGGTAAATGTTAGCGGATCAGAAGCTGACGTTAAGATTTTGTTTAAACGCAAAAATAAGGATGGTTCTACAGAAGAATATCCAATTATTTTAGGGGCACATATCCTTAAACATGTTGGATCTGTTCAAATTGGCGATGTCGTTCATCTCAATTTTACTGATCGGGCTTTAGATAATTTGAACGGTAATCAAACTTTTGATCCCGGATTCACAAGACTCCATAGCTTTAATGATGCAGTAATTGTCGGTGTATACCAAGTATAAGGAGGAGTGCTTATGTTTTCGCCTAAAATATTGGATGGAGATATTGTGATTGAAAATGGCGATGTTGTCATGGTTGAGGATGATGAAGAACTGGCGCAATCTCTTAGAATTGTCTTAGGGACAAGAAAAGGAGAATTCGCTTTGGAACCCGATCATGGATTAACCTTTGATAACATACTTGGAAAACAGGCCAACGAGTTCGAAGCGCGAGACGATATTATAGAGGCGTTATCGCAAGATGATCGGGTTTCGGCTGTAACAGGTATCACATTTGCTGATGATCGAACCAAAAGAAGACGGTCAATAAGTATTTCAGTGCAGAAAGAAGATGGTACTGAGATTGATGTGGAAGGGGTGGATGTTGATGGGGCTGGATAAAAACGGTTTTAAAAGAAAGACATACGACGATTTATTAGATGAAATGAGTGATAAAGCTCAGGAGCTATTTGGTGATAAAGTCAACATCACACCTAGATCATTTATAGGTCTGCTTATTAGGATATACGCTTGGTTTTTATCTAATATATGGGACATGATTGAAAATGTCTATAATAGTAGATTTATAAAAAAGGCAGAGGGAGTCCAATTGGATTACCATGGATCTAACCGAACTCTTCCGCGTGAACCGGCTACATATGCATATACAACACTAGAATTTAAAGGTGTTCCTGGTTATTTAATTGAAACTGAGAGGCAATTTGCTACTCCAAGTGATATTTATTTCATGCTGATTGAGGATGTAACTTTAGATGCAAATGGTAATGGTAGTGGGGACGCGGTAAGTGTAGAAAGAGGAAGTACTTGCAATGTTGCAGCCAATACTATTACAGAGCAAGCTGAACCAGTTGAAGAAATATATACAGTAAATAATCCTGTGCCAGCTACCGGTGGTGCTGACGAAGAAACTGATGATAACTACAAAAAAAGGCAACTTCAAGCAAATGAAGGGGGAGGGAAGGGAACTGCGAACGCAATCATTTCCGCCCTTTTAAACGTACCTTCCGTGCAGTCGGCAACAGCGGTATTTAACAAGACAATGGAAACCGACGCTGATGGGAACCCTCCAAAAAGTGTTCATGCATATGTACTTGGAGGAACGAAAGAAGACATTGCTGCAGCGCTTTTCGATAGTGTAAGTGGGACTAGTGAAACAGTAGGACAACAAGAGGTGACCGTCACAGACATATCGGGATATGAACATATTGTACGATTTGATTATGCCGAAGAGGTTCAGATCTATGTTAGATTAACTATTCAAACCAATTCGAAGTTTGAAGTAGACGGTGTTACCCAATTAAAAGATAGTATTATCGGAAAAATCGGAGGGACTGACAGTGCGGGTGTTATTCAAAATGGTCTAGATATGGGTAAACCTGTTATTATCTCTCAATTATATAACGCGGTATATCAAGTAGCTGGTCTTGATGATGTTACGATTGAAATTGGAACTGACCCAGGGGCTTTAGGTACTGCTAATGTTTCAGTTGCACAACGGCAAGTGGCTCAAACTTCAGTCGACATTATTGAGGTGATCCAAAATGCTTAAGGAAATGCTCAATATGCTTGTTAGTGTGTTTGTTAAGGATGAAGATTCCAATATTGGAAAACTTATTACGATAGCATCTGAACAATTAGCTGATGCTTCTGAAACTTTGAAAACGATAGAGGAATGGATCAGTATTGATAATGCAGTTGGGAAAGGCCTTGATGATATTGGTGATGATTTAAACCAGTACCGCGGGAAGGCCACTGATGAAATTTATAGAGTTATGATAAAAGGTAAAATTGCTAGAAGTCTTAGTGATGGAACAATTAATAGTATGATAGACGCTTTATCTAAGACACTTAATTGCAGTCCTTCAGAAATTCAATTAGTGAGTTCGATTGAATTAGGAGAAGGGGAACCAAATGCAATTATTGTTAATAAAGCTCCTCTAAATGCGCTAAATAAGATTGGGTTAAGTGCTAGTCAATTTGTTCAGTTTGTAGAACAAGTAGTTCCGGGGGATGCTTCAGTTTCAAGGGTAAATTTAGAGGGGACATTTTCGTTTGCAATAGGCTCTGATATAGAAGTAAGCGAAGATGGTTTTGCTGATATAAACGGAGCAACTGGAGGAACATTTGGTGGCGTATTTACACCATCGGAAGACTATATTTTACCACTTTAGCAGAATAGGAGGTTGAAAAAATGCCTTTTGAAAAGAGTTTACCAGAATGGAATAAAGCAGGAACTGAACCACCACAATCTCTTAAAGATGGTGGTTGGCAAGCTAACCAAAAACCACCAGCTGATTATTTCAACTGGTTTTTTAATACAGTTTTTCTTGCTTTACAAGAACTACAGAACAAAGGATATACACAAGATGAAATAAACCAGATGATTTCCAGTGTTGCGCAAACGGCACAAGCAAATTTAGCAGATCACACAAACAGGATGGACAATCCTCATGGTGTTACTGCAGAACAGGCAGGAGCAGTTCCTGTGACAGATGTAGTAACGTCTCCAACTGCAAATAAACTTTTAAAGCTTGATGGGAATAGTAAACTTCCTGCGTCTATCACGGGTAATGCGGATGGTAATGCAGCAACCGCATCTAAACTTAAAACAGCCCGTACATTAGCAATAAGTGGAGATGCTACAGGTTCAGTAATCTTTGACGGTTCAAGTGATAAAACATTTAATTTGATACTTGCTAACACTGGTGTTGCTGCAGGTACTTTTACCAAAATTACAGTAGATGCAAAAGGTAGAGTAGTAAACGCAACAACACTATCGGCCAGTGATATTCCAAATTTAGACTGGTCAAAGATTACATCCGGAAAGCCAACAACACTTGCTGGATATGGAATAACGGATGCTTTGCCTGCTTCATCTTATAATGCTGCAGATGTTCTTGCGAAAATAAAAACGGTTGATGGTAGCGGAAGCGGATTAGATGCAGATACTGTCGACGGAAAAAACTTTTCGGATATTCAAAGTGATTCTCAATCAAGAGCGGACAGTGCGTTATCGAGCGCTAAATCATACACTGATACCAGTTTAAATGCACATAAAACAAGCACGACTGACCATGCGGTTGCCACAACGACTGCTAATGGTTTTATGTCTGCGGCTGATAAAACGAAGCTAAATGGTATTGCGGCTGGAGCGCAAACGAATCAAAATGCTTTTTCGAACGTTTTAGTTGGTTCAACGACGATAGCTGCAGATAATGCGACAGATACACTTACGCTTGCGGCTGGTGCAAATATTACCCTGACACCGGATGCAACAAATGATAAAGTTACAATTGCCATAGCAGACGGAGCAGGAAGCGGACTTGACGCTGATACACTTGATGGTCATGATTCTAGCTATTTTCTCCCGGCAACGGGCAACGCACCAACTGCAAGTAAGCTGCAGACAGCTCGAACGATTACGGCGGCAGGAGATGCTACCGGTTCTGTAAGTTTTGATGGGAGTACAAATGTCACATTAAGTCTTACTCTTATTGCGGCAAATATCTTATCTAAGCTACTTACAGTAGATGGATCAGGTAGTGGTTTGGATGCCGATCTGTTAGATGGTCACGATTCGTCATATTTCTTAGCTGCGTCTGCTTATTCTGCATCGGATGTTTTGGCGAAATTAAAATCAGTTGATGGCAGTGGGTCGGGCGTAGATGCAGATTTATTAGATGGTCACGATGCAAGTTATTTTGCCCAAGCATCATTAGCGCAAATGAAAAAAATTACAGCTGATAACGGTGGGGTGACAGTAAGTGTATCAGATACCTCACAAGATTTTCTTGCAGCATTAACTGCAATGGGAACGGGTATGAATACATTTTATTGCATTGGTGGAGCAGTCAATGCGCCATCGACTAAAAGTACACGGGGTATTTCATATTTCAGTGCACCAAACTATGGTATTGTTTTTGCACTTGATTATTCTAATACACTGTGGACGAATTATATGGACAACGGGAATTGGGTAGGATGGAGACGAATATTATCAGATGCTGATCAAAGCGCTACTTGGTATAACCTACCATTAAGTAATGGAGCAAAGGCCTATAACTCTGACGTTGTTCCGCAGTATTGTAAAGTCGGAAATATTGTTTACTTAAGGGGAGCTATAACAAATGTATCTTCTACAGGTTTAGTACTAGGAACGTTGCCTGCAGGATACAGGCCGTCAAAAACTTGGAATTTTATCCAAAATACGTCTCAAAAAGGCGGATTTGGAAACTCTGCTCGTTGGGCTATCGGTGCCGATGGAACTATTACTTTAGAATATGTTTCTAGTGATGTATTAGGTAGCTCAGTATGGCTACCATTATTTACGGATTTCCCAACCTGGTAATTGGAGGTAATGACATATGCAAGTTTATAAATATGATGATAACGGGTTCTTTGTCGAGCCGGTTATTATTGATAAAAGTGAAGATGGAACTTATACAATTCCCGAGAATTGTACAGATAAAGAACTTCCGCAACCTAATTATAAGCCGAAATTTGATAAGGATAAGAGCGAATGGGTAGAAACATTAACAGAAGAAGAATGGTTAGCTCAATTGCCAAAACCAGAAGTCACTAAGACTCCTCTTGAAGAATTACAAGAAAAATATGATTTAATGCAAAAAGCATTAGACGATCTTATTTTGGGAGGTGCTATTTAATGGGAGATTATATGGGGCAAAGAATCATAGATGGAGCTTATACGTATGATTTTGTCATTTCGAAACGGCCTGACTTAAAAGATGGAATCGATAACTACTTAACAGCCCAAGGTCATACGGATTTAATTGCACAAACACAAACTACAACAGAACAAGCTTAGAGCGCTCAAAATGGGCGCTTTTTATATGGCCAAAAGGGGTGAACTAACCAATGCATTTTAATATTAGTCAGTTATCCCAACTTATAGGGGTAATTACAGGACTTATTACAGTCCTTAGTTTTTTGTCCGGTGTGGTTATGTACTTGTTTAATAGAATTGTTATCGATCCATTAAAAAGATCAATAGATTCTTTAAATTCAACGATTGAAGGTTTTAAAACAACTGCAGAAAAGCGAATGGGAGATATTGAAGATCGTGTGGACCAGGTAGAGGATCGAACTACACGACATGACGAACAAATTAAGTCGCTTTTTCATGGACTCGAAAGGGGTGAGAACCATGTGAGATCAAATTGAGGACTCCGCAGCAGAACAAAATAAAAAACATTTAACAGGGAGAGGATTAATTATGATGAAATACTTATCTGACATGAACTGGTGGAAACAATTATCTTTAAATGCATTAACATTATTAACAGCTCTTTTAGCAGCACTCACAGTGGCTAAAGTCCACATAGATTGGTTTACAAGCGACACGATCAATGCGATTGCTCAGTTTATTGTTGCTTTTGGCACGTTCTTTGTCGGTTCGTTGGCCGGCATTATTAACACCTACATCACAGAGCGCAGTAAGAAAAAAGCAAAAGAAGTAGCTGAAAAATATGCTCAGGAACAAGCCGAAGCAGCTGCAGCTAAAGTTGCTAAAGCAAAAGAAGTGCTAGCAACAACTGCTGAAAATCCAGAAACTACTCCATCAACAGAAGGTCCAGTAGCAGAAACAAATATAACAGTACAATAATTAAAAGGGGATGGAACAATTGAATAATAAACTTTATAACAAAGCATTAGCGCTGGTACTAACATTAGTACTGGCGTTTTCTTTTGGCTCAATTACGCATGCAGCAACACCTGATATTGATTTTATAGATGTAAGTCATCATAACGCAGAGCAAGGATTACCATTATCTTTCTACCAAACGATGAAAGCTGGTGGCATTAACTCAGTCGTCGTTAAAGTCAGTGAGGGACAAACGTATGTAGACCCTGCTGCATCTGTTAACGTGGCGAATGCTAAGCAAGCAGGAATGATCGTTAACGCTTATCATTATGCGCATTTTACAAGCAATGCTCAAGCTAAATCAGAAGCCCAATGGTTTGATAAAAAGCTTAAGCTAGTTGGTTTTGATAAGAATAAAGATGGATACGTTGTTGTGGATGTAGAGGATGGCTCGCTTGAAAGTGTGGGTGCTAGCAATCTCACAGAATATACAAATACGTTTATCAGTACGATGAAATCTTTAGGCTATTCTAAAGTTGATTTGTATACTGGAAACTCATTTTATAACAATCATTTGGCTCCTAGTAAATTGGTTGTAGATAAGCCATGGATTGCACGCTATCCACTTTACCCTGAAACAGGTAAACCAACACCTGATTTTTCAAATGGCAAAGGTGCTTGGCAATGGTCACAGTCTTATAAATTTGTGGGTATCAATGGTTATTTCGATGTATCACAAGACTTTGCAGGCAAGTATACAAACATTGCTAAAGTGGATAATGCCACTCCTACTAAGGTTGTTAAGAAGATTGGAGCCTTATCGCTTGTGGACTATCTCAAATCAAAAGATATGGACGCTTCATTTAATGGACGCAAGAAATTAGCTAGTCAATACAGTATTACAGATTACACCGGATCAGCAGCACAAAACTTAGCACTACTATCCAAGTTAAAATCAGGTGTCAAACCTGCCAAGACCAACATAAACAATAGTAAGCTGACCACAAAAAGCACAGTAATCACTAAAACATATACGGTTAAAAGTGGAGATACATTAAGTGAGATTGCTTCTAAATATGGCACAACTGTTTCAAAGCTAAAATCACTAAATGGTCTTAAAAACGAAAATTTCATTTACGTTGGCCAAAAGCTAAAAGTTAGTGATTCACCTTCTTCATCATTCAGTAGCAAAATATATCACGAGGTTGTGACAGGGGATACGGTGTCTGAGTTAGCAAAAAGATTCGGATCATCAATTAGCAACATTAAGTCTTGGAATAAGTTAAATAGTAAATATGTAATTTATATCGGTGAAAAACTTCGGGTTAAATGAATATTTTGATTGTCATGGGGGAAGATTATACTATAACTTGTTTTCCTCCATAATCTCCCCTTGCATCAGTGAGGGGATTTTTATTTGGAACGTATAATTTTTCTCTTGATTAGTTACAATATAAAAGTTGACCAACAAACCTTTGTGTTCCCTTTCAAATTTGAAGGGGGCTTTTTTTAAATAACTGGAGTAAAAGAATTATTGATTGTCATAGCGATAATATTACATCCTTTATTTTCCTCCAAGAACGTCTCTCACTTATACTTTAGCCAGTGAATTTTTGGCATTAATAATGGCGTAGAGCTTTGCTCTTAGAATATTTAACTTTGAGAGCATTCCCTAGTGCAATTATTGTATTCTTTATTTTTGAGTATTGATTTTATAAATATAAGAGACCATGCTCATTGTCTTTAATGCAAGAGAAGTAATTATAATGGTATATATGGTTGTAAGTACGATAGCGGAGTATCCTAAATAGGTAATTCTTCCTGAAGCTTTTGCTAACCTCACAAAAATCCCCTCCTTTTGTTCATTTTAAATTAATATGAAACAGGACGGTTAATCTTATACATAAATATAGTTCTTAGTAGATGTTATAAAGAACATTTTCATGTTGTTGGATAAAATTTTTACTATAAGACACTTGTCCGTTTCAAATTGTTCTCCAAAATCATTTTATATAGAGAAAGATGAATAAGGAGGTGACGATAATGGGTAAACATCGGACAAGTGGATCAAATGAACCTTGGTTATCTGATAGTTACAGAACATCAAGTAGTTCTAGCTATTCAGATCAGTTTACAACATCTGATAACTCACTAAATACTAGTAACCTCTATAGCAACACAAACAATACTAATAGCACTAGTAATACCACTATTTATTGTGATCCCGAGTACATTGTTAATGACACATACGTAGAACGGGAGATTACCTACGTTCATCCAATTATACGTGTTAATAAAAAGCATATTGTAAATGTTCCAAAGCATGTTTATAAAAAAGTGACCAAAAATGTTGTTATTGATCCAGGTATTCCAGATGAATGTGACGATTGTGATAAACACGAAAAGAAACATAAAAAACATCATCATAGTAAAGGCAAAGAGTGGTAGAAAATTTTTCAATAATGCTCATGAATTTTTTATAAATGATGTATATATATTTTGTCTTGGTAATTATTAATAAAGGGTTCTCCAATAGCCCACTGTAACACCCTCTTTCATTTAGGAAGAGGACTTTTTATTTTTATCCAAATACTTTAGAAGGACTATCGTAAAATAGGTATTTGCCTGATTGTTTAATGATATTGAATACAGTATTATGAATGTAGTCGCTTTATTAAGTTGTATTCCCCCTATTAATGCGGCAAGTTCATTGTGAAGCAGGAATAATCCTTGCTTCCTTTTTCATTTTTACAGAATGAATAATTTTATTGTTTGTGGATATTATAAATGTGCTCCACTTACTACTGAAAAGCCCTTCCTTATTCAGGAAGGGCGCTATTTTTAATTTGTTCTTCACGTTCATCTAGCAACTTTCTTAATTCCTGTATGTCCTCTAATGTGGCTTGATTTCGAATAAAGCTCCTTGATCTAGATCGATTACTTAAATATTTTGCATGTTCTTTATTTTTTCCTGCCAT